ATCAATATCAGCAAAAGAAAGATTGTAACTAAAGTGTGACTTAACTCCATAACCTGCCAGAACTTTTGTCTGTACCGCATGGTCAGTAGTGTCACCAATCGCAAATACTTTTTTAACATATTCATCATCGCCTTTGATGCTTCCTGGCTTGAGGAAAGCAAGGCACATAGCACACGATGAACTGTTACATGTTCTATGTGCGTCTCTATAATTGTCTACTTGATTGAAGTATGGAACTGCTAGAACTTCTGGTGTAGGTGGTTTAGTTCTATAGATACCAATCCAATCGGTTTCTGAGTCATCCATGAACTCAGCAGGAAGATTGTCCTCCAACCACTGAACTGCCGATACATGATTGGCATTCTTCTCATCATAAAACTTGAAAAAGTTATGAAGATCTAAGGTCATTGGATATTTTTTAAACACCTCTTATTTAGATTCAAAGTAGTCTTTACGGTAATATCTACCTAAAATGTTTGAATTATAAAACTTAGGTGTGCCATCATCTAAACTTTCAGTTAAGACATTGTTTAGAAATAATTGTTTTGTTTCTTCAAAGTTTACTTTTCCTTTTGTTTCGTGCAGACTTATAATTTCACGTTTGAAGAATTCGTTTCCAATAAGATTTCGTTCTTCATTAAGTTCATCAGAACTTCCGTAGTATTGCTTCCAGTTACTTTCAGTTCTAACCCTTCTAGTTTTACCTCTAGGCTTTCGTAACGACCAAAAGTATTTTCTTCCGATGTATTGTTTACCGCTCTTGAGATTAGTAATGCAGTAGACGAAACCGAAGAAATTGTCAATATCGTCAGAAGTAAAAGTTGTACCTTGGTATGTCCAGGGATTTGCATATTGTTCACTCTCTATATTCTTCAAGGATATCAAGGACTCTGTTGAGATATTTATGAGCAAGTCCTTTCATATCCATATCATGTCTGATATGTTCCAGGTAAAGATCATTCTTCAACTTCAATACCTGAACTTTCATTTCATCTTTTGTAAGATAATTTTTAGACATGATATTACTCTCTCATGAAATGTTTTTTATATTCATTATGCATAGCACCAAGATCCCAAGAATCTGTAAGAGACTTTGGACCCTCAGTTAGAAGTTGTATTTGTTTTTCACTCAGAAGAGAACCTTTCCAAGAAAGATAAACTTCTGTCCAGGTATCTTTAGACTTGTTTTCAAATAACATCGTCGTTCCTCTTTCCTACCCAGTCCTTTTCATAATCATAATCTCCAAACAAATAATCATCGTGTTCAGCAGCTTCTTGATATGCATTCAAGATTTCTGCTTCACACCATTCATCATAATTGGAATCCTGTGAAAGTATTTTTGGTAACATCTTGTTTGATTCCTCCAACAATGTAAGATTCTACCTCGGTTTCCTGTGGAGCAACCTGAAGACCTTTAGAAGAAATCCAGTGTTGTGTCCATGGAAGTGGATTATTTTTTGCTGAGATATCATAAACAGGTTTGAGTCCAATCGCTTTTAGACGACGATTAGCAATCCATTCAACATACTGATGAAGTAATTTATCATTCAAACCAATCATGCTGCCATCTTTGAATAGATACTGTGCCCAACGCTTCTCTTCATTTACAGCACGATCAAAGAGAGCATACAACCATTCTCGTTCTTCCTCAAAGATTTGCTTCATATCAGGATCATCACCATCTGCCCAGCGATTCATGATGTTCTGTGTCAGAACTAAATGCTGATTCTCATCACGGGCAATCAGTGAAATGATCTTTGCACTTCCCTCCATAAGTTTGAGTTCACCAAATGCAAAGGAACATGCAAATGAAACATAAAAACGAATACCCTCAAGAACGTTCACATTTGCGATTGCTCTAAACAGTTTACGCTTGAGTTCATACTTTGCAAAACGTGCAGAATCAACTCCTTCATTGGCATGTTGCCACATATTGGAAGATCCATATTGGTGTGCTTCATTGATGAAGTCATTGTATGACTCCGTAACACTTTCTGCACGTTCTAGAATACGATCATCCGTGAGGATCTTATCAAAGACCTCACTAGGATTTGAATAGACGTTCTTGATAATGTAAGTATAAGAACGTGAGTGAATCATTTCCATGAACTCCCACACAGTCATTGCTGCCTCAAGTTCTGGCAATGAACAATAAGGGATAAATGCCATACCAGGTCCACGCCCCTGAACACTATCAAGCATAACTTGATACTTCAGGTTACTAGTGAAGATATGTTTTTGTTCTGAACGCAGTGTATGATAATCAGCACGATCCTTTTGAAGTGATACTTCTTCAGGTCTCCAGAAGTATCCAAGTTGTTGAGTGGTTAGTTTATCAAAGATAGGATACTTGTATGAATCATATCTTTGAATTCCAAGTGGTTGTCCAAAAAACATTGGTTGCTTTTTGGTATCAACCTGCTTTTGGTTGAAGACTGTCATACCTTCAACCATTTTTACATCTTCTTTTGTGTTTAGTTTAAACTGCACAGGATTCACACTCCCCTTCGTTGGCGTTTTCTAGTTCGGACATAAGTGCTTCTAGTTTAGTACCTTTGTCTTCAACCTCATCTGTTTTCTGATCGTGAGTATTCTGGTAGTATGAGGTTTTCCAACCGTACTTATATGTAGTCAGAAGATCTTTTGCCATTACCGATGTTGGCACTTCACTATCTGGATAGTGCTCTGGATTATAAGACCAGTTTCCAGAAATTGCTTGGTCGAAGAATTTCTGCATCACCGCAACAATATTAATATACCCAGTATTGTCAGGCATATCCCAGAGTAACGTATAGTTGTTCTTGAGAGTTTGATACCCAGGAACGATTTGCTTGAGTGGACCTTTCTTTGATTTCTTAACGGACAAATAATCTCTAGGTGGTTCAATTCCATTGGTTGCATTTGACACAACGGAACTACTCTCTGAAGGCATCTGTGCGGACAGTGTTGAGTGTCTGAGACCGTGCTCCAAAATAGATGCTCTAAGACTTTCCCAATCATGTTGATATTCTGAATTACTGATTTCGTCTACATCTTTTTTATAGGTATCAATAGGAAGAATGCCGTCTGAATACTTTGTACGACCAAAGTATCCACAATGTCCTTTTTCTTTAGCAAGTTTATTTGAAGCTATTAGAAGATAATATTGGAAACTTTCAGAAAGTTTATGTACAGCATCCCATGCTTCTTTAGACTCATACTTGAATCCAAATTTTGCCAAGTAGTGTGCAAGACCAATGAATCCAATACCAAGAGAACGACGTGCCTTAGTGCCAATTTCTGCTGCCTTTACAGGATATTCTTGATAATCAATCAGTTCATCTAGAGAGCGAACAGAAAGATCACAAAGTTCTTCTAGTTCTTCATCAGACTTTACTTTACCAACATTGATTGCAGAAAGAATGCAAAGAGCAATTTCCCCATTTAGATCATCAATGTGTTGTAGTGGATACGTAGGTAAAGTGATTTCCTGACATAGGTTACTCATCTCAACTTTGTCTTTGAAAGATGAGTGAGAGTTGCAGTGATCGATATTCATAATGTAAATACGACCAGTCTCTGCACGTTCTTTTAGAAGTGAAAGAAAGAGTTCTTGAGCTCCGACAGTTTTTCTTGGAACAGTTGTATCTCGTTCATAAGACTCATATAGCTCGTCAAATCGATCAGTGCCAAAAGCATCATACAAACCAGGAACGTCGTGTGGAGAGAAGAGTGAGATCTCTCTGTTTTGAATGAATCGTTCATAAAACAGTTTGCTAATTTGAATAGAGTAGTCTAACTTACGAACACGATTATCTTCAGTTCCTTTATTATTTTTTAGGACCAAGATATCTTCGATTTCTTGGTGCCAGATCGGAAAGTGGACTGTTGCGCTTCCACCTCTGATGCCATTCTGTGTACAGCATCGGACAGTGCTCTCAAACTTCTTGAGGAATGGGATAACCCCAGTATGAGCAACTTCTCCGCCTCTGATTTTGCTGTTGATACCACGGATTCTGCCTGCATTGATACCGATGCCCGCCCTTTGAGCAACGTAGCGCATAATAGCCAGGTCGCTACTACCGATACTATCGAGGGTGTCATCAACATCAACAAGAACACAACTAGCAAATTGTCGCAGTGGTGTCCTAACTCCTGCCATGATGGGAGTGGGGATGTTGATTCGGTGCCTTGAGATTGCGTCATAGTACCTCTTTACGTAGTGAAGACGGGTTTCCTTAGGATATTCTTGAAAGATTGTCAAAGCAATCATCACGTACATAAATTGAGGAGTTTCGTAAAGTGCTCCATTTGATCTGTCCTGCACCAAATACTTATCACAGACTTGGCGTAGACCAGCGTAAGTGAACAGATAATCACGATCATGATCAATGAACGAATCAACTTTATCAATCTCTTCAGAAGAATACTTATCAAAGATTTCTTTATCATACAGACCTTGATATGCAAGTTTTGTAATATGTTCGCTCAAGGAAGGTAGTTCCCTAGTTCTTCCATACAAACCTTTACGAAGAGAGAATAAAAGTAGTCTTGCAGCAACATATTGATAGTTGGCGTGGTCTAGATCAATCAAATCAGAAGCACTACGAATCAGGATTTCCTGAATTTCTGCAGTCGTAATGCCATCATAAAACTGAATACCAGAAGTCATCTCAACTTGACTCGCAGAGACGCCTGCAAGACCCTTACATGCCTCTTCAACCATCAAGTGCATCTTATCTAGGTTGAGAGGTTCAATTCGACCGTCTCTTTTCGTAACTTTAATTCCGTTGCTCATATTTTCTTCCAAAGGTTAAACTTGAGAGTTGCTTGTAAACCAGAATAAGTATTTGATTCTACCAGATTTTGAACGTCATGTCCAGTCATGACCATATCATTTATGTCCTTTTCCTTTATATTCAAAGGCCAGATGACAATTTTTTGTCCCATTTCGATAACACGGGCAATTCTTGATACAATTTCTCGATTGCGTGGTTCGTTATCGTATATCCAAACAGGATCGCTAATCCCCCAGTTACTGAGATTAGCATCAGCTCCGCACATAGCAATCGCGTTGCGAATGAACGTGGAGTCAAATGGTCCTTCAGTAATATAGACAGAGGATTTATTCTCAATGTTGTCAAGTCCATAGATTTTTGGGGCATTGTCATCAAGCATCACGGTAATATATTTAACAGGGTTTGGTTTTATACTTCTTCCCTGTAATCCAACTAGGTTTTGATTATAGAACAAAGGAATAATTATCCTTGCTTCATCATACTCAGTGGATTCAAATGTTGGTTTTAGGGTATTTACCCAGGTCTTAAATTTTTCTGCGTAATAAAATTTTGAGGCATCGATGTTTCGTGCCTCAAGATACTTTTTTGCGGTTTCTACCTCTGATGCCTTAGGAAGATTTACTCTTTTAGTAAAGACTGGTTTAGTAAAGACAATCTTTGGTTCTTCGGTAACATAATTTTTACCAGTAAATCCCTCTTTGAACTTCTCCATTGCATATTGCTTATGCAAATTGATGTCTAACTTCTTCAAGAAGTTATTGAAAGACATTGAAGCGCCACAGTTATGGCACTTGAAGTTTGTATTAGTCTTTGCTGCGTAAAGATATCCTCTTGTTTTTGATTTATTCTTCTTTGAATCCCCACAAATAGGACATCTAAAGTTATATAACCCTGCCTTTATCCTAGTAAACTTTTCAAGTTTTGACGAAAGCAATCCAATATATTTGGAATCAACGTGATCCATCCACAGGTTTAGCATGTACTGCCATTATAGCAGGTCTGCCGTTCGATGTCATCAGTTCCTTCACATGCTCTAAGGACGCTGGATTGGTTGCAACCATCACTAGTCCTATAATAGCAATAGAAATCCAAAGTTTTCTTTCTAATAACGATACTCTTGCAGACAGTGACTCATGATCGCTGTCCATTTTATCACGGAGTTTGTCAATCTTATCAAATAGTATGTCGTCAACCTCTTCTTGTTTTGATATTCGCTCTTCATGGACGGCAAGCATCCTACTCACATTATTATTTACCTCTGCAATTTTTTCAATCGCAGAGTCAAATTTAGAAAGTAATCGTTCAAATTGTTCTACTTTTTCCTCTAATACCGCTACTCTTACTTGACAATCCATCTGGATCTACTTCCTCTCCCAAGAGAAATGAATCTTTTCTTCCTCCTTACAGGAGGATCATCTCCAGCTTGCACTGACCCAGCGATATTTCCACTACCAATATTTATAGTTGGAGCATCTTCTCTAAGATAACCAAGTATTTTATTGAGAATCTTGTCCTTGTCCATTATACTCGGTCTGTAAAAGTCTGAAACACTCTAGATCAATTTTGATATCATGTATATAACACTTTGGAGTTTGAGGTAAACGATTTAGAAATATCAAAAATGCTTTCATGACAGGCCACAGGTCTTTATCAATTTTATAAAACAAAAGGGGAACAGTAGCGTCCCCAAAAATGTTGAATAAAATAATAAAATGATTGAGTAACAAATGCGATTTGAGTTCTCCAGTTTTTCTAAAGCGTTTCAATAATCTTTTGATATACTTGAAACGCTTTAGATCGTCTAGAAAATCTTCTTTTGTTACTGAATGCGGATTTTCATAATGACGAATTGCAAAAAGCATGTAATTGTCATCATTTATTTCATGAAATATCATGCTCTAGAGATCATATATAATTTGGATATGGTTCATTACCAGTTTGAATACCAGACATAGCAACGAATACTTCAGTCTTGACTCTTAGATTTCCGTGGTTATCTCTATATGTTTGAACACCAACCCAACCAGAGTGAGCAGGACGATAACCTGTGGATGTTGAAAGACCATTGTATCCGATGGTCATCGCGGTAGAACCAACACCAAAGTATCTTACGGTAGAGATACCAGTTCTGGTTTGCTTAGTGCCAAGTGGATCTTCATCCAGATATCTTGGCATTGTGGTGAGTGAATAAGCAACACCAGCGATGGCACCGGCGGCATTAGGGATCAGAGCATCAGTGCTAGCAATGGTTACCAGAGCAGCACTAGTGATTCCTACAATCTGTGCATAACCACAAGTAGCACCAAGTCCAAGTTTGATGATTGGCGAAATAGTTCCAATACCAGCAGTGAATGGACCTGGTTTAATTTCAATTGTGTTATTCGACAAGTTTACAGTCGCTACACCTACGGCTACTGACTGGAAATTGTCTCTGTCTCCCCAAAGAGCCATGTCTTTACCTACTTAATTTGTCTAAGAATATTTATAAAAAAAGCGGAGTGTAGATTTGCACTCCGCTTATGGTTCTCAGTTACCTGGAGTTAGATCCTTTGCACCTTTATTCTTCAATTGATTTTGGACTTGAAGAAGGATGAGTGAAAGAATACCGTTTGATTTGACTTTTGGGTTTGCTCCCAGTGCCTCTGAAACTGCAAACAGAACGGTTGCAATTAGAGCTTGATTAGCAAGACACCATGCTACTAGAGCGGACATAATATCCTCCGTGTGAAGAGTATCCTGTCCTATTTAGAATTAGTCGAATCTAGAACTCATGTTGTCTTTTGCTCTTTTAGCATCAGCACGAAGTTTTGCTACTTTTTGAGCAGGAGATCTTCCTTCAGATCCATATTCACCAGCAGCAGGTGGTTTCTTACCTGGTTCTTTTTTCTTTCCTCTGGGTTGAACACCCAGTCTACCAGTGCCCATTGATTTAGCGACTATTTCAAACGCTTTATTACGGGGTTTTCTTGGAGTTCCTGCTACCTTGTCTTCCTTTCTTCTTTCATCAAGTTGAAACTCTTCAGAGACTTTTTTTTTACCGTAAGACTTCCAAGCAGTAGCGTATGCAATTGACTTTTCTTTATCAGTCAGACCATCTTTAGAATAACCTTTCTTGATATGCTTGACCATACGCTCAAACTTAGCACCTGGAGGTGCCTTTTCATCAATTTGCTCAACTTCTTCTTTCTTCATAAGGTTTGCCTTACGATACTGAAGTTCTGTGCGCTGTCCGCTAGTCATACGTCCTTGACCCTGAGGTTTCTGAGATCCACCTGCAGGAT